ATAGAGAAAGCTAAAGACAAAGCAAAGACATCTACATACTGGAACAACTGGTGGAATGTATATGGACTAGGAGAGATAGGAAGTTTAGAAGGTGCTTGTATAAAAGATTGGAAGCCTATTGACTTACCAGACGAAGCAAGACTACTTTGTTACGGAATGGATTTTGGTTATACTAATGACCCTTCTACTTTAATAGCACTTTACAAATACAACAACTCATATATCTTTGATGAGGTCATCTATCAAAAAGGATTGTTAAATAGTCAGATAAGCAACTTACTTAAAACACACCAAGCAAAAGAAATCATATATGCAGATTCAGCAGAACCTAAAAGTATTGCAGAGTTGTCAAGCTACGGTCATTTAATAATGCCAGTAAAAAAAGGTAAAGACTCAATAGTGTATGGTATCAACCTCATCAATCAAAACGAAATATATATAACTAATAGAAGTCATAACTTAATCAAAGAACTACAGAACTACATTTGGTTAAAGAACAAAGAAGGAGAAACACTTAACAAACCAATAGATGCTTTTAACCATTGTATAGATGCGATGAGGTATGCTATCACTTCACAATTAGAGAATCCTAATAAGGGTCAATATTACATTTACTAATAAAAGTTATTAATAATTTTGTTAATTAAATAATTAGTTATATATTGCAGTATAATTGTAACAAAGCATTTATAAAAAACAGAATATTATGACAATAGTAACAAGACAAGAATTTAGAAATTTAGAAGCAAAAAAAATTGGAGAATATCAATGGTATGTTAAAGGTGCTACCTTAAGCCAAGAAGTTGCTTTATATGAAAGAATAGCAAGGGATTTAAAAAAAATATACATAGTATCTAAATAATTAACAAGGGGTGTAAAAACCCCTTTAAAAACAAAACAATGAAAAAACTAAAACACTACTTAACATTAACATTATTCTCATTTGTATTATTAGTTGCAAGTGTAGTATTATTATCGCTTGAATCTATTATACATAACTTAATATTTTAGATATGGTAGAGGTAAAACAAAACGAAGTAATAGTAACAAAAAACAACACAACAAAAGTATATACACTAAAAGAATACACAGATAACATTTACTATAGAAAACTATATACAAGAATATATCAAATAATTTGTATCATAGCTACTATGTTTATTCCAGCAATAATGATTAACTTGTTTAAATGACAAGAAATGTAAGAGATGCTATTAGTTGGTGTTTTAAGAATGACATCAAGGTAATAGTAAAACCACTTACAAGAACAAGAAGACCAGAAGTTAAATTAGAGATACATAGACAAGGAAGAATACAAATCGGAAAAGAAACATACAGACAAGATAAAAAGCTAGGAGATAAGATACAAGAGTTATACTTATACCTACATAAGACATTAAGATAATTTTTAGTTGATAGTTAGTAAAAGAGGGTTGCTTTATACAAAGTAATCCTTTTTTCGTTTTATAAAAAACACTTTATGCAATTAGAAGTTTCTATACCTAGTACACTAAAAGAAGTCAAGTTAAAAGACTATCAAGATTTCTTACTTATAGAGAATCCTAGTAACGATGATTTACTTAAATGCATCCTCAACATAAACACAAAAGAGCTAGGCAAGATTAAAGACAAAGATGTAGACTACTTAATCAATCACATCAATAAACTATTTGACCAAGAACATAAGTTTATCCCTACGTTCAATTTAAATGGTGTTTCTTATGGTTTTATACCAAACCTAGATGAAATTACCTATGGAGAAAATAAAGACGTTACAAGCTATATAAATGAATGGGGTAATATGCATAAAGCAATGGCTGTATTATTTAGACCACTTAAACAAAAGCAAGGACATAAGTATCTAATAGAAGAATACGAAGGAAGCCACAAGTACAGCGAGGTAATGAAAGAGATGCCATTGAGTGTTGTATTAGGTGCTATGGTTTTTTTTTACAATTTAACCAACGAATTGCTGAACTATATACCGAACTATTTGGAGAAAGAACTAGCGAAGGAACAGACGATAGGTCTAGTTTCTCAAGAAAGTGGGGAAGCTATTCAGAACTATATACACTTGCTCAAGGAGACATTACAAGATTTAAAGAAGTTGCAAGACTTCCGTTACACCAATGTTTAATGTACTTGGCATTTGAAAAAGAAAAAGCAGAATTAGAAACAAGAATGATAAAACGTAAATCACAATAATATGCAAGGATTTTATAATCTATCCGAAAAGATAAGACAAACACTACAATTAGATGACTTTGTCAATACAGTTACCTATGGAGACATATACGATGTAGACTTAAACAAACAGACTATATTTCCACTATCACACTTTATGGTAAATAGTGCAACAATGCAAAGTAACGTATGGAACTTTAGTTTATCGCTATTATGTATGGATATAGTAGATGAGAGTAAAAACTTTGCAGATGGAATACCACAAGAGTTTAGAGGAAACAATAACGAGCAAGATGTATTCAATACACAACTAGCAGTAGCAAACAGATTACTAGAGTTATTATACAGAGGAGATTTATACGTAGACAAATATCAATTAGATGGAGACCCTACATTAGAACCTTTTGTAGATAGATTTGAAAACAAGTTAGCTGGATGGACAGTATCTTTTAATGTGCTAATACCTAATGATATGACTATATGTTAAAGAACTTACAAAAAGAATTACAGTCATTAGGGAGTTATGTAGTACAAGAATCAAGGAGAAACCTTACTAAAGGTGGGTATAAAAACAAAGGTCATAATGTAACAAGAGGATTATTTAATAGCATTGGCTATGATGAGGAAAACAAAAATGGTGTATATTCTATTGAGTGGTTTATGGATGAGTACGGAACATTTTTAGACAAAGGTGTAAAAGGTACTAAATCAAATTATATTGAAAATAAAAATTCTCCTTATAGTTATAAATCTAAAAAACCACCAATGCAACCTTTAGCTGATTGGGCAAAAAAAAGAAATATAAGATTAAGGCAATATAAAACAGTAGATGGAAAAAAAGTAGCAACTGGTAAATTTGCTAAAGGAAGTTATAAGACTATAGGGTTTATATTACAAAAAAGCATATTTGAAAAAGGCATTAAACCATCTTTCTTTTTTACTAAAGCATTTAATAGTGCATTTAAAAAATATCCTAAATTATTACAAGAAGCATTTGCACAAGACATAATAGACATATTTAAAAACAACAACAATGAGTAAAATTAACGTAAGAAGCCCTTACTTCGTAAATCTATCAACTGCTTTACTAACAAGCGCAAAGCTTGAGATAAGAATATATCGAGGAGGAGCAGAAACAACTTGGCTAGGAAGTCCCCAATACACATTAACCTCAACAGCTATAAACGAAAAAGTAAACTTTGAAATAGCAGAGCTTATAAAAGACTATATCCCAGCAGCATTTAATGGAGTATATCCAAATAATTTAGATGCTACAGAAGATTATACTACAATGTATGTAGATTATAGAATAACAGAAACTTTAAGTACTGGAGTACAAACCCCAGTTGTTACTTTAGGATTAAGAGCATTTTATGGATATGGATATTTTGAAGAAGGTGCAAACCCTCAACTATTGCAAGGCTACTTACAATCTAACACAACAATACTTAAACTACACGATGCTCCTATAAGAATACCAGTAGATAATGAAAACACAAACTCTGTTGTATTTCTATATCAAGGGCAACAAGTATATTCTTGGCTTCCTTATACGGGTCTAAAAATACAAGACCAAATTGTTTATGTTAGTAATGGTGTTAATGGTGCAGATAGCTTTGAAGAAAGAGTAGAGCTAGATGGAGGTACATTTGAAGATAATGCTTGTATTGACCAGTTTGAAGATGAGTTTGAGTTATTTCCAGTTGATGAGGTTTTAGTTAGTGGTGTTGAGGGATTGACAATAATTAAAATAGATAATATAGATGAATGTAAATACACACCTTACAAACTAACCTTTATAAATAAGTTTGGAGCATATCAAGACATCTGGATGTTTAAAAATTCAAGACTTGCAATGACTACTGAAAAAGACAAATACAAATCTAACATACTTAACAACGGAACATACGCAACATACAATGCACAAGTTAGGTTACTTACTAAAAACGCAAACCAAAGACTTACGCTAAATAGTGGCTATT